TACTCTCTTATTACTTGACTCTCTCCGAGAATGCCTTCCCAGTTGGTCCTTGCGGGACTAGAGGTGTTTGGTAAGAATATCGTTAAACTTGCGGTCTAACTGATGCAATGAACGGCTCATTACTATGTAGTCACCTTTCACTATTACCTGACGGACACTTTTGCTTTAAGTCATATCTATGATTTTACTCTTCAATGTAAAATAAAGTTTTTGTGTCGTGGATTGTAGAAGTAGTGGTCCGTCTCGGGCTTCGTTATCTTTTGAACAACGAAATACTCAACTACTCCTTGAAATGTCCCCATTTCCATATTTTAAGATTACTTCATTACGGGGTTTTGGTAAACCCACATAAGGGAAGGTAGCAACACCACTCGTTCTCCTTCTTACCTTGTGGTACTTCCACTTGGTTTTAAGTAACCTATCATATTGGAACACGCAATATTGAAGTTGGATGACCTCAGTTCTTGCAATACTCCTACGGGTTATTCCTATTGGTGTTCCCACCTCAAACAGACGACCCACACCGCCTATTCATTTTGCCTTTTTCTTTACAGCGTTGCCCTCAATACTAAAGCCAAAATGGTATCCCGCTTGTGTACTCGAGCTCCCGAAGAAGCCGCAAATCGGTTACACTTCCGACTCACTTTATCCTACTTTCGTAGTTTATTTTAATGGACTATACACGGCCCAAAGAACTCTATGTTTTTAAACTTCAAAGAAAAGGGGGTTAATCTTTTATTTTAAGTTCAAACTGAACATTTTGTTCTAATTTCATCTTTCAAAGAACGTTTGTGATTTGAATACCGAGTATCTTTCATCACCTATAAGTTTCAAATCTTTTACAAATTTAGTTTTTTAATTTGAAACTGTCAAACCTTTTTTAAACTTTTTCTACAAAAACTTTATCGGTTCCATGTTGTTGAGCTCTTGCGTTTGCAAAAATCTCATTTGAGGTATACAACCTCTGTCCTTTGTCATTGTAGTAATAAAAAATTTCTACAACTGACATTTCAGTGTTTTCACTCATAAAGTGTTTTTAAGGTTAATATTTCAATTTAACATTAGGACGTTTCCTAATTGTTTAACAAATCTAATACTATTGTTTTGATTTGTCAAGGTTCCGATAAAAATTTATTTGATTTTTTGTAGTAAAGATAAATATATCCATATCCATCAAAAGTTCATCTTATTTTATTTTTTTTCAAAGTATTTATCTAATATGAAAGTTAAAATCAAAGATAACGTATTTAACTGTAAAGTTGCGGTTACCCCCCAAGCAATTCAGAATGGGATGATGGGTAAAAATTTTAACGGTATGTACAATGGACTATTATTTATGATGCCCAATCGTGGTGAACAAACTTTTTGGATGTATAATTGTTTAGTCCCTTTGGATATTATAATGATTGACAATAATAAAATAACAAGGATTCATCATAATTGTCTTCCTTGTTATAATGAAAATGGTTGTCAAGAATATACAGGATTTGGTGATATGGTCTTAGAAGTCTCAGGTGAAGCCTGCAGAGATTTAGATATCAAAGAAGGTGAAGAAGTAATTTTTAGCTCTTAAGCGTTTTCAATTCTTTTGTTCAAAATATCAACAAAAGCGTCTTTCATATCTCTAACTAAGTCAGAATAAGTTCTTTGATTTTCTTTATTAGGGGTTACTGAAACATCGATACCTTCTCTTCTCATTTGATTAAGAGCCGCTTCAATTTGTTTTTCAGACAATTTTCTAAATCTTAAAAGTTTCTGTCTAATGTCTTTAACAAAGTTATTGCTACCTTCATAGAATGCAATTGGTAATGCTTCTGCTGGTAAATCTTTGGTGTATGGTTTGTCGTAACCACTATAAAGGAAGTTGATACCTGAAATATTCGTAATACACTTGTGCCCCCCTGAGTTCGCCCTTAAAAAGTCATATCCGTTGATTGATTGTTTTTCAGCATCGAATGACGGCATTTTTCCATATAAAGCCATCATATCTTTTGATGTAAACCCGACTGATTCTGGTGTTGCTTCTCTCTCGGCAATCTTTTTAATAATCCTAAAACTTAACACCTGTTGTTCCAATTCAGGTCTGAATAGTTCTAATATTTCGTCTTTGATTTCACCTAAATTAATACCTTTAAGTGCTCTTTCTTCTTTGAATGGGTTACATGAAGCTTGAACCATACCAACTTGACCTCCAAGACCTGTAACTAAGAAGTCAGCATCAGGATGTAATCTAAACGGCACATATCTATCGTATGACCCTTTTTTCATACTACCAAGACCAAACTGAGAAATAACATTACCCGTTTTTTCCAATACACCTTCTTTTTGTCTTGCTTGTAAGAATTTTTCTTGGTTCTGCACCATAGTTTCAGTACTAGCAAAACCTTGGTCTTTAGCTAATTTTTTGATGTTATTTAATATACTAAGTAAAGATGGTTTTGAATTCATAACCAAATCTTCTAAGAAGTTTGTGTTGTTTTTATAAGCCAGTAATAATTTGTTTACCACAAGCCCCATCATCATTTTGTTTTGTTTTAAAGAACTATCTTTATCAAACTTATATAAAAAGTTCATAACCATTTCAGGTGTAATCTTATTTACCGCAAAGTTTGCAGAATCCACTGTTGATATCAACATGATATCATCCGATGTGAATATTTCTTTTGGTGATACCACCTGAGATATTGTCTCAACATTAGACCTTGATGGTCTGAAGTTAGTTGCCGTATCATCTTCAACACCTGCTTGACTATCGTGGTGGTCTGTGTGAATAACGAACATTGGTTTACCGTGAGCAAAATCAACTAATACTGGCATGATGTTTCCTTCACCTTCAGGTTTTTTAATTGCAAATTCTTTAGTACCATATTGGATAACTTCACAATCAACAACCTTGATTCCGTTTTGCTCCAAATACTCCTTCATAGCGATTGCTGTGGTTACACCATCTAAGTCTTGGTGAAAATATATTTTAGCCTTATCATATCTTTTTGCAAGATTTTTAATGTCTCTAATACCCGATTCATTAATCAGCATTTTATATTGGCTCTCGGTGATAATAATTTTCATATTAATAAATACTACGTAAAATAAAAAATCCCACTATTGTGGGATTTCATTTATAGTGTCGAGTGCTTTGAAATAATCAACCCTCGTTTGTGATATCTTAGCATAGTTCTCACTCAACTCAATACCTAACCATCTACGACCTAAAACCTCGGCAGCTACTAAACTAGTTCCACTACCTGAAAATGGGTCCAATACTATATCATTCTTGTAGGATAGAATTTTGATTGCCTTGGTCGGTATGTCCATCGAGAACGTAGCCTTGGTGAGTGATTTAGTATCTGCAAAGTAATTCCACTGACCAAACACAAGCTCCATAAACTCTTTTTTATCTTTCTCCTCATAAACATTTTTTTTCTTAATCAAACCATCTTCTTGTTCAATGTCTGTCATTGTTCCAGTCCATTGTGGTTCTCCTTTAACTTTTTTAATGTGGTGTTTTTTGTATGCTAAAATCACACACTCTTTTGGGTTATATATGTATGGTGATGATGGGCTCATCCAAGAACCCCAAGCTGTGGTTTTACTTCTATGTGGTGATTGTTCCTCAAGGTCAACAATACCAAAGAAACCAAAACCAATCTCTTTCATGATTTGCCACATCTCTGACACAAAAAAGATACGTCCACCTTTTTTCTGTCTGTTAATCTCATAAGGAATGTTAAGAGCAATTCTACCATCGTCTTTTAATACCTTATAAGCTTCATATAACCAATTTTTGGCAAACACTTTATACTCTTCAAATTCAACATCATCTTCATGGACATCATAGTCGATACCCACTCCGTAAGGAGGTGATGTCACAATTAAGTCAATACAACCTTCGGGTAATGTTTTCATTACCTCAACGCAGTCTCCGTTTAATATTTTTCCTGTTTCTATCATATTCTTATTTAATACTCTCTAAAAAATCCCACACTTCATTTGAAAACTCCTCAAACATATCCCCGTCTTCATCGTCTGATAAATCTACAATCTCTTCGTCAAGACAAAAATCTACAATTATTTCGTGTACTTCACCAAGTGTTTGTTCCTCATTTTTTAACCCCTCATATTGATTGAGTATCTGATTTTTTTGTTCTTCTGTTAATTTCATTTTTTTTAAAATATACTTTTTATTATTAGATACACTAAAATGTAGGTTCCGACGAACCATGTTATTCCAATTAAAAGGGCAAACATTCTATAATTTCTTTCCATGTGGTCTTTTGACCTACCTTGAAAATCCTCATTATTCCAATCCTCTTCCATAATTAAAATATTTGTGCAATTATTTGTGCTAACTTATATCCTGTAAACGCTCCGATTGCCGCAGAACCTGGAAGAACTATAAACTTACCTAACATCGTTTCATATTTCTTCCTGTTTACAATATAAGAAATTAGTATGTAATAAACAATATAGTTAATTAAAACTAAAAAGTCCAGTTCTTTTGATGCAAAAACAACAATAGAATTCCCAAGAAATCCCCACATAAAGTTAATAAGGGTTTCACGGATTAATTCGTTTGGTGTTGTTATCGCATCCAACACACTTATCTCTTTATCAAGACCTGTTTTCTTCGAGAGTTTCGATGTGGTGTTGGAGGTACCAGAGGGCTTTTCTGAGGTCCTCAAGCTCTTTGTCTTTTCCTTTTTTTCCTGCACGTGATATATATTTTACTGTATTTCCTAAACTAAATCCTAAATCCCAAGCGTCAATAACTTTGATTGC